TGAATTGTAATACGTCCATTATTGACCTAACATGTAAGCAACGCCGCCACCTGCTTTTTTCTTTCTTAATTTTTTAGTTGTAAAATCTGTTATGTCATCTTCAAACACAGTTCCTTCTTGAATAACTTCGTCTGGAACACCATCAACTGTATCAACAATCTCACCTTTGTCACCTCTACTAGTTCCAACATAAGAGGTGTCTTCTACATACTCATCTGCAACTTTTCCTGTGACTTCATCAGCTTGACCTTTTCCAGGTTTATAATTCATGTAAACTTCTTCAGAAGTAGGCACGGAAGTATCAAAATCACCTTTTATAGATTTTTTTTGAATTGTTTGTTCACCTGTTGTGAGATCCTCTGTTAATTCATAGTCTTTGTATTTTGTAACTTTTTGTCTTTCTGTTGTTGCAGATTTAGAAGTTACATCGTCACCTAAATTTTTTATCTTCTTAACTAAATTAAAAAAGTATGGTGGAGGTGTTCCGCCGCTTGTTGTTACGGCTTCTTTTGCAACCTCAGTTGCAACCTTTTTACCACCTAGTCCCGTGATCCCTGTTTTAAGGCCCGCGATCCCTGCACCTGTGCCTGCTAACATTTTTAAAAATGCACGACGGCCCATTTTAAAATTTTGTCTGCCGGGTCTACCACCATCTTTTAATTCATACCCTTCAACAAATCCTTTTTGATCGTCAAAATAAAATCTTTTATCAAAAGGTTTCATATCTCTAACATCATAATCTTTATCTACACTTCCTGGTTCTTTTAAAATTTTTAAAAGACCTAAGGCATCAACACCTTTATCTGATGGGTTATCTAATCCTTTATACATTAAACCTGAGTAACCATCTTTTTCATCAAAAGTGGTATACATATCTTCTGGTTTTATATTTTCAAAAAATCTATCACGTTGATTTGGTAAAATGTATTTAAGAAGTAAATCATTTTTTATTCTTCCAATATTATCTCTTATTATTTTATCTGTGTAATATTCTGTAGGTTTTCTTTTTCTTTTTCCTCGTTGAGCTAATTGACCAGGTCCACCTTCTCTATATCCAGGTCTCTCACCCAACATACCTGCAACACCGCCACCGGCAAAGTCTTCTGGATCTATATCATCTACATTAATGACTCTATCAAAAATGTGGTCTTCAGTGTCATCTAAAATTTGTTTTGCCTCTTGTTTAGATAAATTTTTATATGGACCTTCACGTTTAATAACTTTGTTTGCTTCTTTCATAGCATCAAGAGGTTCCATTCTTAACATTTTCTCTACAGTTGCTGCTACACCTGATTTAATTCTTTTTTCTACCTCTTGAGCTTCTGCAGCTCTTTCAAAAAATTCTCTATTTATTTTTTTACCTTGTTGTGTACCACCAGAAATAGGTAGATTAGGATCTAATTTTTCCCCTTGTAGATTAAACACTTCACCTTTTTTACCAAATAAAGATTGAGTAATACCTTTGCCTTCTGGTGAATCTGCAGCTATTACTTTCGGTGGTTTTGGTTTGTTCATCTCAAGCATGTATTTTAATTCTTGCTCTCCAAATTTATCTATATCCACACCTTGTTTCTGTGCCGACATAAGATAAGATTGCAATCTTTTCTCAGCTAGGTCTCTAACACTATCACCAATAGACATAATACCAGATGCTTGACCAGAACCAAGAGCAGCATCTTTTAATAATAATCTTCTAAGTATATTTATGCCTGACATTAATAATAAACCTTTTTCCTAGGCACTGATTTTTCTTCTACGTAGTCTTCTGGGTGTTGGATAAATCCGCCCTGCCTGAAGCGCATGACAGCCATAGTCATTGAGTCGACTAAGTCGTCATGATCACCGTGCGGGAATGCTGCGCATTCTTCTATGACTTCCTCAGCGAACTGCTGGTCTGGTGCCCATATCATTCCAGATTCAAACAGAGGCGCACATGTGTTAACTCTTACGTGTTTATCATTTCCTTTTGACGGTGTAAAGGTAGAAACTGGTATGTCCATCTGCCTTAACTCATAGGTTAATGGCAGTCCAGATGCTTTGGCCTCTATGATTACAGTCTCAGGAGTCCAGTATTTATACTGGTCTAGAGCCACACGACGTAGTTCAGGGAACTCGTATCTTTGTTTTATAGAATCTAATAGTATTAAATTAGCAGGTGAGTCTTCGTCAGGATAGAATACACCCCACGTAGTTATAGCAGAATAATCCGCTGTTTCTTTTTTCATAAAAGCTGTGTCGTAAGATTGTATGACATGATGTAGATCTGGTATCCAATCGTGTTTCCATGTACGCCACCACTCACGTTTTATTATTGCACCTTCTTCACTAGTTGGTTGTTGCATCCATTGTGCATTCCATTTGCCAACGGGTAGTGTTGCTTTTACTTTTTCAAGTTCATCTAACTTCCAATACTCTGGCCACACTGGTGCTTGTTTATCTGGTCCGTGGTCCATGATTGCTGGAAACTCGACCACGTGCCACTGATCAGCTTTAGGTTCTTTTTGTTTTGATACCAACATACCTGTCAAATCTTTTGTAGACCAACGAGTCATTACACAGATGATCTTGCCGCCTGGTTGTAACCTTTGACGTGGTCCTGATGTATACCACTCGTAAGCAGACTCCATGGCAGTTGCAGACATTGCATCTTGCTCTGAGTGTGGATCATCAATTATTAATAGGTCAGCACCCCGTCCTGTGATTGCACCACCGACCCCGGCAGCGAAGTATTCACCGCCTTGTGCTGTTTCCCACCTCCCAGCGGCTTGACTGTCTTCTCTTAATCTTGTTTCAAAAATTTTAGAATACTCTGGACTATCAATCAGAGTCTTGGCCTTACGACCAAAACGAATTGCTAACTCTCCTGTGTGCGTTGCTTGAATAATTTTTAATTTTGGATTACGGCCCACCATCCACGCTGGTAGCAAGAAAGATGCAAACTCTGATTTAGTATGACGTGGAGGCATATTTACAATCAGTCTATTTATTTTGCCTTCTGCAAGATCATTAAATTTTTTTGCAATATGTCTATGGTGTGCGCCTTCAACAAACTCGGGCCAAACACATTTGACAAAACTTAAAAAGTCATTCTTAGCTTTATTTTGTATCTTTCTCTCTGCATGCATGACCTGTAGTTGTCTAAATTGTTTTCTAACATCTGCAGGAAGTTTACTAATATCAACGTTATTTACATTCATAAAATTTTTTTAAAAAATTTTTTGCACCATCATAAGTGTTCAAAACAAATTTACCACCATTAACTGTCTAAATCAAGCAATACAACCTGAAGTAGTGGGACCCCTTTTGCAAAAAAGGGGGACAGGGGTCTAAGTTATTTTGTGTGTTTGGGATTTGTTTGGGACCCCTCGGCGCGTTAGCGCCGAGGGTTGTTTATTATTAGTCTAGCAAAGTCATGTAGGCTTTAGGATTAAGCCTACTAAATTTGTCCATGCATGCTTGCATGCTTTTGTAGTCACCAGTTTTTTCTGCATACTTAACTAGAAAATATGTTGCATATTCTGTAGTTGTGAGCATTTCTGATTGCCCAGAATATGGGTTAGTAACTTTGTGTTCTCTTGGTTCTGTTTTATTTCTTTCTGCGTCCGTCATTTTTTTATTTCCTTTCATAGGATTATCCTACAGCACTTTGGTCCTGATTGTCAACCTCTTTTATAACTTTTTGTTTATAAGGATTGCCACGCCAATCAGTATGAGTTTCAACTTGAACTTCAATAGGTGTTTCCTTGGGCTCATTGCATGGCGCAATCTGTCTGCATTGTTCTGCATATTTCATAAAGAAATCTGTGTAGCAACCTTGACTACAGAACCATTGCCAATGATTATTTTGATTCCAATTATTAATTGCAATCTTTCTGGTCCTTAGAACCTTGTTTCCTTTAACACCTCTTATTCTATCCTGTGTTCTATGTTCATGGCACTTTGGTCCATGGCACCAATTATAATTTGTCATTTCTATACTCCTCTATTAAATGTAAAATTATAAGCATGATTAATATTACTCCACCACCTAAGCCAACTATCCATGGCAAAAACCAAATATCCATTAATGCCTCACTTTCCATGCTGTCGTTGCTGTTCTATATCCATGAGCGTCTAAATCATAATAGACATAGTAAG